GTTGATCAATATGGAAATAGAATAATTGTTAAAGAAGGTGATAACCCTCCTGAAAATGGTGTATGGGAAGAAATTCCTCCACTAACTACTAAAACAGCTAGCAATAATAAGATTATAGTTAGGAATGGTAGCAGAACACAATCATTATGGTTAAATTTAAGTTCACTTTCTATAGGAAATTACAGAATAACCGCAAAAATAGCAGGTACTATTACAGTTACTGTTAATAATAGGATTATTATTACAAATTTTTCAACAGATATTAATGCAAGGGACATAAGTTTCCCTATTGATCTTTTAGATGATTCAAGACTATTTTCTGATGATATATGTGTAAATCAATACTCCAATTATGGATTATGGATAACCGGTGAAAAAAACCCTCTAGAATTCGCACTTCTTGAATTTAATAGTGAGGAAAGATTTAGGAAAAGAGATGGCAAATTTTTCGGCAATTTGCAACCATACATACACCACTCCAATACACCTAAAGATGGAATTAATCTGTACTCTTTTTCCTTAAAACCAGAAGAACATCAACCGTCAGGTGCAGCAAACCTGTCAAGAATAGAAAGAATAATACTTACTTTATGGTTTAGTGATATAACAGCTGTTGATGATCTACCTCCTATAGATATTTTCGATGAAAATACACTTGTATATATATTTGGAATAAATCATAATGTGTTAAAAATTAATAACGGTCTTGTAGCTGTAGCATATACAGATTAATAAATTAATTATTGAATCATTTCCATTATATCTTTTCTCTCATCATTATTAAGATTAAAATTAATGTATATACAGTCAGTTATTTGTTTCATATCACTTAATTTATGAAGTCCTCTGGTTATAGCATGTTTTATTATATCTGCTTTAGAATGCACAAACAAAGCATATATTGGTTGCACATTAGATCTGTCCATATTGGAAAAATTAGAATAATTATGATCAACAAGCATATCAACAATATCTACTGCTAAGCACTTATTATAACATATGTTATGTAGTGGAGTTACATCATAATTATTTTTAACAGATAAATCTGGCCCTACATTAATAAATATTTGCAATATTTCATGAGTAACACATCTATTTGAACATATCGTATGAACAGGATAATTCCCATCACTATCGCTTACATTAAAATCTGCTCCAATATCTGCAAAAAAGTTAATTAACTCCGTAGTTACACAATTGCTTGCACATATGGTATGTAAAGGAGTTAATCCAAATTCATCTTTTGCATTGATATCCATACCTATATCAACAATAAATTTTAATGTATCTATAGATAAATTCCTGTCATCCCTACATATAAAATGGATAGGTCTATTCCCTTTTCCAGTAACAGATTCTATATCAGCACCTTTATCTACAATATATTTTATAATATCCTTATTTATAGGATTGTTATTAAAATATTTTTCCCTCCCTTGTAATGTTTGTAATGATTCATCTGTTTCAAATTTGATAAGATCACTATATGGACTATCGGTTGAAAATGCACACAAAAAATGAATTCCCTGCCAACCAGTTATACCAGTACATATCAAACTAATATCTTGATCTATCATATATTTTATGGTTTTACATGATTGCCATTTACATACAAAATGAATCGGTCTGTAATTGAAATCTGTGGTTTCTGCTTCTAGATTGACTTGTTTTTCAACTAAATAACTTATTATCTCCAAATTAGAAAATCTACATGCATAATGTATAAGTCTCCAACCATTATCATAAACATACTCCAAATCTGATTGTTTGTCAATAATATATTTTACAGTTTCATCTGTACATTTCAACAATATGCGACCTAAATATTTACCAGCATATTCAAATATGTTGCAAATACTATCATCAGGTATTTTTCTGATAATAGTATCTAATAAATTTGAATCATATTCTATTTTTTTTAATTCATCAATTAAACATTCTTTAAGAGGTTTGAATATTGGAACTTTAGACATGATGATTAGGTAATATGTATATGATAATATGTATAGTATGTATTATATTATACATATTATTTTTAGTAGTTGCAATATCAATTTTTTAACAACTATTCCAGTTAAAATTGGACAAATTAATTATTCATTTTTTTTGTAGAAATGTTGGTAATATTTGCTATTTTTCATTTTATTGACGTATTCATTTGACATATTACTAATTATATGATTTTTGACTGTATTATATGGTATCCCATAATGTATTCTACTATTACCTGCATTTTGTTTTATTAACCTATTGTTGGTATCTATATTTGCAAATTTAAGTATCTCTGTCCAACATTTATTTAGATTTTCCAATGTAATTAATAATATTTGATATTTATCATTTTCATAATGTTGATATCCTTTTTCTTTATCAAATGGATAATCATATACATCAATTCCAGTTAATTTATATAGTTCTATATTAAGCCATAATAATGGGCAATCGTGATTATATTTTTTATAAAATGTATTAGATATGTAATCAATAGTACAAGGATCATTCTTATTAATCATATTTTTCATATTATGGTAATATGCTGATATATTCCTTGTAATAGGATCTCTAATCAATGTGATAATCTTAATCTTACCATTATAGCTTAAAATATTATCAGCGGTAGCTTTATTATAATTGCCGATATTATTCATAATATAATGGCAATGAACAATAGGTTCATTTACAAGAGGTTTTAGTGTATGAAAAACACTCTTTGATCCGACTTTCCCCATCTGATATATTAGTATCATAAATTATAAGTTATATAATTATTATATAATTTATAGTGTAACTTATATATAATGAGTTTTTGGACAGCTAATTATAGAGGTGATATACATACAAATGAAGGATCATTAGGACAAGCTATATATGATACATTATCTGCAAATGTTACACTAACACCAACTACAGATTACAGTAAATTATATAGTAGATATTATTTTATAAATAACACTGGAGGTACATTAAATATTACGATGCCAGCGATTAACAATACAGCAACAATACAACAACATATAGCTGAAGTAGGATGGTATTGTTTAATTAAAAATAATGGAGATGATCCATTAGATTTAAAAACACCTACAACAGCATTGACGATATACACTATATTAAAAGATAAGGCTGTATTGATAAGTGCAAAAGAAAATAATGGGCAAACAGTATCTGATTGGGAAATAGTAACATACAATACTAATATAAGTTCACTTGCAAATGTAATTGGTCCAGCTTCAGCAACTTTAGTTGAAGGATCAGCTGTAGGTGTAGATGATTCAAGTGGTGCAGTAACTTTAACTTTCCCATCAAGTGCAACAGATGGAGCAGAAATATTAGTAAAGAGTATAACTACAGATGGAGTTACCAATGGAATAACTATAAATACCGGAGGAACTCCTATAGAAAACCCATCAGATGCAACAGAATCATTTCCTCCAGGAACTACAGCAACATTTCTTCCATCTGTAGCAAAGGAAGGTTATATATGGGCATATTTCGCTGAACAGAATCAATGGAGAATAATATCTAATGCAACACCGGTAATAGGTAATAGTGGTAACTTTGGGTCTCAGACAATATCAATTCCTGTTAAAACAGGAAGAGTTGTATCTGCTGATAGAGGAGTTAGTTTGAGTTCAGAAACAAGTGGAACAGTAGTTCAGGGAATAAGTAAGATAGGCACAGCATTAATTCCGGATTGGACTGAATTATCAAATACCTTTGACATAGGTACTATATTATTAGATTCATCAAATTCAAGAATAGTCATAATGGGTATAGATGGTACTAATGGAGCCAGATCATTTAGAGTTATAGATATAAATGGAGCTGATGATTTTCCTACATATGGAACAACATTTAATTATACATCTACAGGTTCTAATGATAATAAAATATATAGACTAGATAATACTCATTTTTTACATCATAGTTCATCTGGAAGTACTCAATATTTAAGAGTATATACTGTCAGTGGAACTACTGTTACTGGTTCTGGAACAGAAGTATCAACTACAAATATTACAGGTGCTGCATCTGGAGCTAATATTGTTATATTAAATAATGGTGCAGAATTCGTACTTCATGAAATACCTATAGGAGGAGCACCTGATGCTATAAATATGGAACATTTCTCTGTTGCAGGAACTACTATAACACAAACAGGTTATTTCACTGGTGTATATACTTCTACTTTTACATCATCTGCTGGAAGAGAAAGAGGTGTTGCATTAAATACGACTGATATGGCATTTAAATTATATGAAAATGGATCTAATTCAGCTGAAGTTGTTATTATCAGATGGACTGGTGCCGGATTTACTGCTGGAAGTTCCGTTGCTGTATCATTTACAGGATCAAATAATGTAACTGATCCTGTATTCATATCATCTACATTATTTGCATTGGGTAATAATATAGGAAGATATGCTACTTTTAGTGTATCTGGTCTAGTTATAACAGCTGAAACAACCAATACACAACTTCCAGGAACTAATCCGTCAGGAGAAGTACTTATGAGTGCTATAGATTCTACTAATATTATTGCTACATATATTGAAAATACTATGGATAAAGTTGTCCATGGCACAGTTGCTGGAGGATCTCCTTTTGCTATTACATGGGGAACAAGAGCTGCTATAGAAGATTTTAGTCGTGATAGTTTGATATATTTAACATCTACTATAGGACTATCTGGATATAATGGTGATGATATGTTGACAATGTATGATATAGATCAAGGATCTAACGCAATAAGACCATATGATTATGGCACTGATGAATTATTGGGTATAGCTGCTACAGGAGCTACTGGACCTTCTAATGTAAATGTAACTATATGTGGCGGACATGTATTTGATGGAGAATCATTTACTATCGGAGTACCTGTAAATATTAAAGGTGATGGATCTCCTACACAAGGAGTTGTTGTTGATAATACAGTATTTCAGTCTAGTTCTGGTACTTTCGGAATAGCTTATACCAGTGAATTGTCATTTAGATGCTAGTATAATTATTATATACATTACCTATATACTATATGAATAATATATGTACAAATTATAATTTCTACATATATCATTTAATATTGCCACCTATGACAATATTTACAAAATTATGTGTTATCAGAGACAAAACACAACTAATTATAATATCTATAATTAGGACCTTATTATCATATTATATGTATTATATATTCAAAAAGCGACTATTTTTATTATATTTTGTGTTTAATATAGTTATCCTATTTGTTGGAATTATAAAATTTCCATTATATAATAATATGTATATTAACATTCATGCTGAACGGGCCGCTAAATTATTAACAGATAATAATGCTCTGGATTCACATTTAGAAAGGAGATCCATAGGACGTACTGAAGCTATCAAAACATTAGAAGCAGAAGTTCTTCAATCACCAACAGATATTCGATCAATAAGTTAATATAAAAGTTTTTCAGTATAATTTTTATGATCATATCTTTTGATATGATCATATCCACCTTTATGAATTATATCATAAAATGAATTTACAAGATATTTTCCTTTTTTGTTGTAATCACCATTCATTGAATAAGTATCAAATAAATCTGGTCTAGTTGCTTTTAATTTTTTTAAATAATCTTTTGCAAGATCTAATTTATAGTTTAAATCATATCTTCTTGAACTTGTCGTCTTCCATTTAATATCTCCTATACTAACAACAAATCTATCCCCATGTGAACTATCTGGGCGCATATACCACACATATGTTGGGATATCATCCACATCTATACCACTATCAGGTGGTAATTTTACTGTCCTTTTCTTCTTTTTTGTATTTTTTCCTATTAATTTCTTTTTAGTATCATAAATAAGATTTTCTCTTCTATTATCTATACCCAATCTATTAATATGTAATATTTTTGCATCATTCGCAATATTCCCTTCATCTAGATCCTTCATATGCATAATTACATCATGCATATAAACATCCTTATTCATACCATCTATCACATGTGTACAATATATATTTCCATATTTATTACATTTCCATATTTTATTCATATCATATATTTTTGTATAATCTTTCCAATCCATTATTACTGGCAATCTTATATTTTTATAACTAATATCAATCAAACCATACTCCTTATTTTTATGCGTAATTTTTATATTAGCCATTTATAATATTATTTTAGATTTCTATTTTTTCCATGATTATAATATATATATGAACAAGTATTACAAAAAGAATCCATATAATACCAGATTTTTCAAAAAAATATACTATCACAATAATCATTATTATCCTGATTATTATTTTTCTATATCAGATATTAATCATCATACACATAAATATGTGCCTGACACAGAATATACTGAACATTTTTATAATGGTAGTTATAATAGTACTGATATATTCATTATCATAATTATTATCTTGATATTATATATAACATTTGCTAATATATGAGTTGTTCAAGTTGTAATATTCCAAGATTAGAATTATTTAAAGGTGGCCGATCAGGTGGTGGTAGGCGATCAGGTGGTGGCAGGCGATCAGGTGGTGGCAGGCGATCAGGTGGTGGTAGGCGATCAGGTGGTGGTAGGCGATCAGGTGGTGGTAGGCGATCAGGTGGTGGTAGGCGATCAGGTGGTTATAGACATGGAAGTAGATATGGGCGTAGATATGGACGTAGATATGGATATGGATATTGGCCATATTATTATGGGTATCCATATTATAATTATTGGGATCCTTATTATACTGATCCAGTAACTGTAATAAATGTATCAGAAAAAGATACAGAACCTGAACCAGCACCTACAGCAGAAGTTATTGTCCAAAATCCTAAATATAATATTGCACATATTATATTAATTGCTATCATTGTTTTTATAATAATGTTTGCCTTTATCACACTTTTATAAGCAAATATATGTATATATACGATATATATACATATTGTATGTATTTTTACAGTCATTTTTTTTATTGATAGTTATATAATAATAATGCCAGGTGGATTAACACAGATAGTCTCATACGGTAGTCAAGATCTATATTTAACAGGTGTCCCTGAAATTACTTTTTTTAAAACTATTTATAGACGGCATACTAACTTTTCTATGGAATCAATAAATATTCCATTTAATGATCCAGTAGGATTTGGCAAAAAAAGCAGTATAATAATACCAAAAATAGGTGATGTGATAAAAGATGTTTATCTTGAAATTATATTACCAGAAATAGATATACAAAGGTTCGATGCATCTAATGATCTCCAATTAGCATTAGAAGAGGCACAAGATAATTATATTAAAGTTACTGATTTTATGAGTATTAATAGAAGTGCATATATAAGAGCTCTTGATATATTTCTAGCACAAAATACATCAGGATCAGAAAGAATAATACAGGAAGTAAATGATACATTTAATGAACAAGGTAATCAGATGATTATTGAAAATTTTTTAAATCTATTATCTTCTGATAGTGAAGCTCCATTTTTATATGAGGAGATAAGTATGCAAAGTATAATCTCAAATTTTACAGGGGGTGATGATAAAAATATTATTTTTAAAGCTATGACTATAGGAATAGATAGATCTATCAAAACACAAAAATATTATTTTGAGATAGAAAGAGATACACGATTATTACTTGAAGATAATTCAAATGAAAATATAAAATTTGCATGGGTCGATAAAATAGGACATGCAATAATTGATGATATTGAATTAAATATAGGAGGGCAAAAAATAGATAGGCAATTTGGTGATTGGTTAAATATATGGTATGAATTAAGTGGTGATAGAGACACACAAGATGCATATAATAAATTAATAGGAAATGTTGAAATATTGAAAGGATTTAATAGAGACAAAAAGCCAGAGTATAAACTTAAAATACCACTTCAATTCTGGTTTAATCGATATAGTGGACTAGCTATACCTCTAGTTGCACTTGAATATCATGATGTTATGTTTGAAGTTAAATTCAGAAAGATTGAAGAAGTTAGTTATGTGGAAAATAATAAATTAATTAAAATACCCAACATAGATGAAGGATTATTTTTAAGTGAATTATCTGAGCAATCAGGTATAGATATTAGTGCATCAATGTTTGTAGATTATATATATTTAGATAGTCATGAAAGGAAGCGTTTTGCACAATCAAGTCATGAATATTTAATTGATCAAGTTCAAGTGTTAGAGATAGAAGATATTAACCAGCAAAATTTTCAATGTGTTCTTAACAATTTCAATCATCCCGTAAAGGAAATAATATGGGTTGCACAAAAAATAAAATATACAGAAAATATTGATGGCTACACAAAATTACGATGGGATAATTACAGTCTGACAGATAATAATATAGGTAATCCCATCAAATATTCACAAATAGATTTCCATAGCTATATACGAGTACCAAGGTTAGATGGAAATTATTTTAATTATGCTCAACCATTACAACATCATAACGCATCTCCGTCAGATGGGATTAATATGTACTCTTTTTCATTATTTCCTGAAGAAAGTCAACCATCTGGTACTGCTAATTTTAATCAATTAGCAAGAGTTACACTTAAAGTTGAATTTGATGAAGGATTAATATTAGATGATGGGACTATAGATCCCATCAATCTGAAAATATATGTAAGAAATACTAATATATTAAGAATAATATCTGGTATGGCTGGATTAGCATTCACTTATGGATAAAATTGAAATAAGATATATTACAAACACATAATATAACCATATCAACAATATAACCATATCAACAATATAACCATATCAACAATATAACCATAATGGCTTTTATTGTCAATCAAATATATGGAAATAAACAATATAGAGATATTATTGATAGTATCGACAACAATCCTAACATTTCATATGATGATCTACTTGAACTACTAAACTATGATACACCGATTATAAGTGATGTATCATATGATAATTGCAAATCTATTGAAGAATTGAATACATTTACAATTTATTCTAAAGAACTTGAAGGCAAGATAAATAGACTACAATGGACATTTCCATACGGAAAATACATAATAGCCCATGAACTTGATGGAAAAATATTAAAAATATACCATAATTAGCATATTAACTATGATTCATTTATTTCTGTTCCTTCATATAAATATAAATCACCATCCTTCCAATTAACATTCTTAAGACCCATTTTTCTTATTAAACTACCAAATACTTTATTTTCAAATCTTTTTTTATCAGTAATATAATCACAGTTATCAATCCATTTCTGTTCCAACATAACATTGGGCAAAAATGTAGCTGATCTTCCAGATAGTCTTAATATTATACCATGTTTACAAGGAATATATATATCAAAAAAATTATCACTATCAATCTTAAAATTATTATCAAGAAGAGTTATCTTGAAATTGTACCTTTTTCCACTATATAAATCCTTGTAATTACTCTTATCCTTCAAAGAATTATTAGGAAACCTGTTATCATTAAATACTGTTTGTAATGTATAATACATTGCCAATTCTATCATATTTTTGCTACTCTTCTGTGCAGATGGGTAAAAAGTGCCTATACATCCTTGTAATTTATAATCTTCCTCGAATGTTATAAATATACCTTTTTTAGTGATATCAATACTATCCATTATAATATTTTTTCTTATTTGTCTGTACATATCATTTACACTATCACTACTGCCAATATTATTAGTAACCTTATCTAATATTATTAATGTTTGTCTGGGAATATTTTCTAGTTTTTTATCAGCCATTTCCCATATATTGTACAAATTACCACCTTTTTTATCTGTAAATATAATTCCTGCATAAGTTACTATATTTTCTTTATTAATACCTGAATTATCATAAGATACCAATTTTGCACTATCATCTCTATTTAATTTTTTTCTAAGGATCATAAATAATCTTATAGCATGTTTTCCACACACAGTTATACCTTTAAAGCCGTCCATATCGTTATTTATTATCGCTGTTATATCTTCTGCATCTTTTTTTTTAATTATGTCAAAAGGGCCTATGTTATTTCCATATCTGGGACCAGCGTGAGTGAAATCTGATGTGACGATAATAAGAGTATTATTATCAATATAATTTGTTAGTATATCAGCTATATTGTCCATATATGGTGAATTTCCTACTAGTATAGGTACAATTGTTGTTTCTGGTTTTGCATATGTTAATATGAATGGTAGTTGTAGATCAAATGAATGTTCTTCTGTGAATTTAGAATCATTTTTAACAAAATAATCTGTATATTGACTTAGATCTTGTATGATATCGGTATTAACTGATATTTTTCCCATAATATTATTAAATTCTGGTAATATTAACATACTATTTGATTTATGTAATGTACATAATAATAATATTTTGTTGTATTTTTGCCAATTTATATGACTATATGTGTCACCTATAACTTTTCCAGAATATGAATAACCTGCATGAGGTGTTATTATTCCATATATTGAATTATTTGTTCTTATAGATGGATTAATCAGCATTTCTACTTGCTCCTTATAATCTGTATTATACCATTTACCTATCCTGTGTAATTTATACATATTATGTATATGTAATTAGTTTATAAATTTATAACTTATTAGTTAATATAATACAATATATGACTGGTGGTTTACTGCAATTAGTTGCAAAAGGAAGTAATGATGTTTTTTTAACAAGAGAACCACAAGTAACTATGTTTAAAATAATATATAGGAGACATACTAATTTTTCTCGAGCAGAATATGATATACAGTTTCGAAATGCTATTGATTTTGGTAAAGAGGCGACAATTAAAATAAAAAGATTAGGGGATTTGTTACATAAATTATATTTAGTTATATATCTTCCTGATATTAATATAGTATATAGATTTTTAACTGTGGGAGAGGTTAAAGAGTTATTAAAGAATAATGGGATAATATGGGAAACTAATAGACCAAATAATACTATATTTGGGGAAGATGAGTATATAGAGGTAATTGAATTAATTGATGAAGAGATAGTTGAATTGAACAGAGAGATTAGTGCTATAGATGGAATGTTGGATATACTTGACGGACCTTTATCTCCTGAACAATGGATAGCTAGAACTGGTAATAGTGAAACTGATGTTAGTAAATATTATGATGATGTATTAGACACTTTATTTCAGTTTGATAGATATAATATAGAATATAAATTCTTTGTTTCACATTTAGCTGATACATTATCAGATCCATTGCCTTTAGCGAATGCTATCACATTGCAAAGGTTATTATTTGATAAATTTGTTGAATTTGGAACAGGTGCATCAGTTCCTGTATTTGACCCTTTATCATTTAATGATGAAAATTTATTTTTTATTTTTAATGTTGATACTGCTAATTATAATGTTACACAAGGAACAACCCAATTATCTAGTAATACAGTATTTCGGACTGGTGTAAATAATGTATATGGAGGTGAACCATATATACATATTGATGCATATAAGATATTTAATGCCACACTTAATACTGATACAGCTATTATTAATTCAAATTTTGATGTGCAAAGAATAAAAGATATAATTATCGATACTATAAGGTTTGATTTACAAAAAAATATACTACTATTGAATAATGTATATAATTCCTTAATAGATGACTCTAAATTTATGTTTTATAGATTATTTACTGTTAATGGGTCAACTTTCAATACAGGTCTTAGGTGGACAAATATATCTCTATTAGGAAGTAATAATCCTAACTTGAATGATAATTTTAGTAATGATTTTACTATTGATCAATTGCCTAATGAACCAGATAATTTATATCATCCCATGAGTGATCTTGTTCAAGGATATGTCAATAATTTTCATATTGATAATAGGGCAACATATAGAGATAATAAATTTGTAAATTATTTTAATACATTGGAATTGTGGGCAAGGACTGATATAGGTGATGCTGATATATGTATTGAGGCTATTACTGGGGATCCCAATGGTACTATACCAAATAGATTCTTCAATATATATTTTCTTAATTATATTCCTATTATATCTGCACAGGATATACCAGAGGCTATGAATAAGGTTCTAATTGATGAAAAGCAAAAAGCTGTTGATAACGGGGATAATGATAGAGCAAATGATATTCAGAATATAATTGATAATCTTATGCCTATATTAAGATCACAAAGAAATGGTATTATATCTCAACTATTACCTAAGATATGTATAGATGATGATTTTGTATCTATTGATGCGATGAATAGTTTTCGTAATATAGTTGGACCTAATGGTGATGTATTGATGACTAGTATTATTAGGCAGAATGCATTTCTTGAAATAAATGGAATTAATTATATACTTCCTCAGTATGTTATACGTAGATATCAGAGAGTCTTGAATAATTTTGGGCTATTAGGTTATGATAGTTATATAGGTGATATTAAACCTATATTAGAGATTGTTTTAGGTTATTTTAATATGCCAGAAGATGAACTTCCAACTTTTACAACATATTCTAACTTTGATTATAATATGAGAAGTGATATTAGAATAAATACAAAATCATTATTTTTTTCTGATGCAGCATCATCTTTATGGAACTTAATTATGGGCAATGTTGTTGAAAATTATAATACATTATATGATAATAATTTGTTGAATAGGACTATATATGAAGATGAATTAGGAGCCGAATTATTAATGTATCTTGAAGATATTACAGAAACATATTTTAATGTTGATTTGGATAATCCAACTCAGATAGAGTATTATTTTGAATCAACATTGAATAATTTTCAAGCAAATATACCTAATATTAATAATTATTTGGCAAATAAGTTGACAGTATTTTTACAACAATTGGACCATTATGACCTTAATTTTGGTTTATTGACTATGAAAAATCTGGTAGTACCTAAACCTGAATTTTATTTTGCACAATTTTTAAGAGAATTACATTTTATAAGGGATAGGATAGAGTTGCAAAATGATATTTATTTTCATATTAACCATGATACATCTATAGATCCTGTTATATTGATAACTAATGGATTTGAAGATCCAAATTCACCTAATTATGATCCTACAGACCCACATGATAATGCTATGGATGTAATATTGTCTGTTAAGCAGATATTTTTGCAGTTTATAAGTGTATCTCCTAATCCTTTCACATTAAGTGCTGATCCTAATAAATTTAGATTATGGAATAGTTTATGGCTTCCTGATAAAAAATTTGTAACAGATGAGGAGATTGCTAAATATGACGAATTATTTGGATTTATAACAGCAGAATCATTATATAATATATTGACTACTATAGATACTAAATATAATGGTTTTGCTGATGAAGATGATGTTTATTCTTATATGATTGATGTTGTTATTAATTCATCATTTTTTAAGGATTTTCCTTCACTTATTGGTGATTCTGTTTCTGAAACTAATCAAAATATGATTAATTATCTAAATACACAAAAGTCAGATAGGGAGACACAGATAGAAGAATTAGAGGCACTTATTATAGTCCTTGAGAATAGTTTACAAGGAGGGCAAAATGCTAATTTTGCATGGATTAGAGAGATAGGGTATTATCTTATTGACTTTATAAAATTATATGTGGGGGATCAGTTAATAGATGTATGGTATGGTGAAATGTTGCATGTGTATCATCAACTTGTTCAAGTCAAGGAAAAAGAAAGGGGGCATGATATGTTAATAGGTAATGTTCCTGAATTGTATGATTTTAACACAGAAAGGAAGAGAAGGTGCAAACTTATGATACCACTACAATTTACATTTTGCAGGAAAATCGCTGCATCATTGCCACTTGTTGCCTTACAACATACTGAAGTTAAATTAAAAGTAAAATTAAGGAAATTTAATGATGTTTGCTACTATGATCCTTTTACTCGGTTTGTTAAAATGACAAAGTTACAGTCTCATATGTTATGTGAATACATATATATTGAGAATGATGAAAGGGAATCTATAGTTACAACAACCAATGAATATTTAATGGATAAGTTACAGTATAATGGTGATATAGAGGTAAAATATGATAGTCTGGATGATGATATGATATATAGTACTAGGATATATTTCAAATCTCCTACTATAGAGATATTCTGGATGGCTCAGCTTAGAGACTTTATAAATGGTTCTATGGAGAATCAAGAGAGAAAGTATCATAATTACGGGTCTAATTTTGCTACTGGTGATGGTGATTTGATAAAAAGCTTACGGATAAGGTTTAATGACAGGACCAGAGAGCAGTATAAGGATGCCAGATATTATAATGATATAGTACCTTATGAAAGGCATAGTTCTAACCCTGGAATAGGTATCTATAATTATTGCTTCTCATTAGTCCCTGAAAACTATACACAGCCATCTGGAGCGGCCAATTTAAGTAAATTGGACTATATTACATTTGATATTGTATTTAGTGATGATGCTATCCAAGAGCTTAAAAATGGCAAAAGTATACGATTACCTATATATTGCCTATCATATTCAGTATTAAGGGTAATTAGTGGTATGGCTGGAGTGGCATATCAATATTAAAAAAAATTGAAAATATGAGACTTAAATAGGCCCTTTATTTTTGGTATGTATTATAAAAAAATCTTGTAAAAGTAAATAAGATGTTTACAGCAATTTGCAATTATATTACAGGTAATAATACCAATGAAGAAAAAATTAACACCAGTAATGATAATGGAAAATATATAGAACCATTTGAGATTGATGAAAATGGTAATATAATCACTAAAACAGAACTTCTCAAACAATTTAAAAAGGCACAACATATGCTACAAGTTCCAGAAAAAATAAACCCCGACCTTAAACTTTCAATATCCCCTTTATCTGATAAAGAAAAAAAAGGAATAACTATAAAAAAAGTTAAAGAAGACATAGAAGAAGCAAAAAATCTTGATAAAGATGTCGACGAAATTTCAAAATTTATCAATGAAGATATTGATCTACAAAAGTTGTACCAAGAAATGTTAGAAAAGGTTTCTAGATCACCTGATGTCTATAATAATAACTTGACATTCACAGTAGTTCCAGAGTATGTAAATCCTGTTGTTGATTTTGTAAAAGGTGTTATTGTTGATAATGATGATGATGTTGATGATGTTGATGATGATGTTGATAATGATGATGATGATGTTGATATTGATGATGTTGATGATGATGTTGATAATGATGATGATGTTGATGACGGTAATGATGATGGTGATAGTAATGATGATGATGATGTTGATAATTTTCTTATAAAAGTAGTTATGGATCGAAGATATAAAATTTATAGTAACGATGATAGTAATAGTGATGACGATTGGTTGGATAATGATTCAATCTTGGAAAGAATTAATTACAACAAAGGGCAAGCCCCACCATGTATTAACGAAAATCAACTTACTACCAAAATTAATAATGTTTTAGAACATAATCTTATAAACGGAAATTATGTAGATCCAACAACTTCACTTAATAATGCAGGTAAATTTGATGATAATGCAGTTTCTTTGTCATATTGGGAAAGAAACTATTGTGATTTCAATGCAAAAAATAATTGTTAAATTTCTGTTCTATTTCATAATTATCTATTTTCTATTTACTTTTCTATTTTCTATTTTCTATTTACTTTTCTACTTAACTTTTATAATTTCATATATGTGCTGATTGGCATGTATTTCTTTTCTTTATTTATGTTTATTTTATATTATAATTATATCATTATAGTATAATATATGAGTGGAGGGTTAATCCAGATAGTTGCATATGGTATATCTGACATATTTTTGACAAAGAATCCACAGATAACATTTTTTAAATTGGTTTACAGGAGACACACTAATTTTTCAACAGAGGTAATACCACAACCATTTATTGACAAGCCAGATTTTGGCAAAAGGGTTAGTTGTGTATTATCGAGGAGTGGTGATTTAATTTCAAAAATATATATGGTTGCTGTATTGCCCAAAATACCAAAATTTAAAAATGAAAATAATGAGATAGACCAGATAACAAAATTTGCATGGGTGAGGAGGATAGGATATGCATTAATAAAGAATGTAGAGATAGAGATAGGATCAGAATTAATAGATAGGCAATATGGTGATTGGATGAATATATGGCATGATTTAACTATCCCATGTAGCAAAAATTTGGATACTATATTAGGTGATGTAAAGGAATTAACAGAATTTACAAATGGGAAAAAGTCATATAAATTATTTATTCCATTAAGATTTTGGTTTAATAGGTTTCCGGGATTAGCTTTGCCAGTAATAAGTCTTGATTATAATCATATAAAAATAAATGTTGAATTAAATGACCTTAATAACTGCCATATCATAACACCAACACATTATATAAATGTAGATAATGATTTTGTTAACTTTGAACCTTTTGAGTTTATAGAGCA